GGGTTTGGTCCTACTGGGGCTGTAGGCCCAACCGGAGTGCAGGGCCTTAATGGGGCCACAGGCCCTACGGGAGCCACGGGCGCTGCTTCCACTGTGGCGGGGCCAACTGGACCTACGGGGCCGACCGGCCCCACCGGGCCTACGGGAGCCACTGGCCCCACGGGCTCTATCTACCCGACTGGCGGCTCGCCTGACCGTATTTTTTATGAGAACCAGCAGACGGTTACCGTCAACTACACGGTTACAACCAATTACAACGCCATGTCCGCTGGGCCAATCACTGTCAATTCTGGCATCACAGTAACTGTCCCATCGGGCAGCTACTGGACTATCGTTTAATTTCAGCAGCGAAGGGGGATCGCTATGGAGCAGAAGTTGAAGATATGCGTCTATGCAATCAGCAAGAACGAGGCGCATTTTGTGCAGCGTTTCTGCGAGTCCGCGCAAGATGCGGATCTTATTATGATTGCGGACACTGGTTCAGACGATGGTCTTCCTGAAGAGGCGGCAAAGTATGGAGCGATTGTTCATCATATTTGCATCACTCCTTGGCGCTTTGATCTCGCTCGCAATGCTGCTCTTTCCCTTGTTCCTCGCGATGTTGACGTATGCATTAGCTTAGACATAGACGAAATTTTACAGCCGGGATGGCGCGAGGAGATAGAGCGTGTCTGGATCAAGGGAGAGACAACCCGCCTCCGTTACATGTTTGATTGGGGTTGCGGCATCAGCTTCTATTACGAGAAGATCCACGCCAGACACGGCTACCACTGGCACCACCCCTGCCACGAATATCCTATTCCTGACGGGCGCATTGAAGAGAAGTGGGCGCAGACCGACTTCCTCATTGCCGTCCACAAGCCTGACCCGACCAAGAGCCGGGGGCAGTACATGGATCTATTGGAGCTTTCTGTAAAGGAAGACCCATCCTGCCCGCGCAACGCTTTCTACTACGCTCGCGAGTTGAGCTTCCATGCTCGCTGGCAGGAATCCGTTGACGCTTGCAAGAACTACCTGAAGCTCCCCCGCGCCACATGGCAGAACGAGCGTTGCTACGCTTACAGGGTTATGGGCCGCTGTTATAACGAGTTGGGCAATATCTCAGAGGGCGAGAAGGCTTTCCAGATGGCTGCGTCTGAGGCCCCCAACACCCGCGAGCCTTGGTGCGAGTTGGCGCTTCTATGCTACCGCCAGAGCCGCTGGGAGGAGTGCTTTGCCTACGCCATGCGGACTTTGCGCATCACCAACCGCGAGGCCGTCTACACCTGCGACCCCGCCGTCTGGGGCTATCAAGCCCACGACCTCGCCGCCATATCGGCGTGGCAGCTTGGCCTCAAAGACATCGCAATCCATCAAGGGCAAATTGCGGTTGATTTGGAGCCGGGAGACAGTCGTCTCCGTGCCAACTTGGATTGGTACATGGGTAAAGTTGAGCTTGAAGAGGAAGCGGCGTGATGGATATGCAGTCAATTTTCAACCTCATTGGAGGGGCTACCATCGCTGCTGGCGGCTGGTTTGCGCGCGAGATTTGGGGCGCAGTGAAAGAACTGCGCCGGGATCTTCATGAGCTTGAGGTTGATTTGCCTAAAAGCTACGTCAGCAAAAACGATTTAGATAAGCGCATGGAGCACATTGAAGCGATGTTTCAGCGCATTTACGATAAGATCGAGCGCGTTGAGGCCCGGATCAACAGCGGGGATTCCAAATGAGCACAACGGAAGAGAAGCAGGAAAAGATTGCCCTTGAGATGGCCGCGACGGCTTCCAAGGGCGCGCTCGTTGAGAAGATCACCTTTGCGGGCATCCCGATTCTTTTTTCTTGCGTTGTCTACCTGATGAGTTCCCTGTCTAACGCCAACAATGAAATCATTCAGTTGAAGGCCAAGATTGCTGTTGTCGTCAATGCCGATAACAAGGCCATTCCCCCACAGGGCACAACCATCGACATGGCCCAGATCCGCGAGCATTTGAGCGAACAGATCGGCAAGGTTGAGAAGGAATCCGCGCTTGCCCGCGCCGCCATGACACTCGACCGCGAACGCTCAATGGCAGCTATTGAGAAGAGCCGCATGGATATGGTTGCAGACGCCGCTGCTGCTAGAGCGGCTATTCGGTTTGACACAGCGCAGATGATCGCGGCGCTCGACAAGCGCATTACCTTGCTTGAGAAGGGGAAATAAATGGACTTACTGAAGCAATTTGGCCCCCTACTTGGTCAGGTGGCTCCCACCATCGCTACGGCGCTGGGGGGGCCGCTGGCTGGCGTTGCCGTCAAGACCCTATCCAATGCCCTGTTTGGTCACGAAGACGCCACAGAGCAGCAGGTGGCCGAGGCTATGGCGTCAGCCACCCCTGACCAGCTTGCGGCTATCAAGAAGATAGACGCTGACTTCAAGGTTCAGATGAAGTCTTTGGACATTGATCTGGAGCGTATTGCTGCGGGGGATCGTGACAGCGCCCGTCAAATGCAGCGGGAAACAAAGGATTGGACGCCGAAGGCTCTGGCCTTCTTTATCACGTTCGGCTTCTTCGGCGCCCTGATCTGGATCATGGTGTTTGGAATCCCGCAGACGGGGACTGAAGTCCTCCTGATGATGCTTGGTTCACTCAGTACCTCATGGACCGGCGTTGTCCAGTTCTATTATGGTTCATCGGCTGGATCGAAAGCCAAGAATGACCTACTTGCTGCAAAGGACAAGTGATATGCGCGAGAACTGGGAAAAAAGTTTTGAAATGGTGCTGGCCCATGAGGGCGGTTACGTCAACGACCCGCGCGATCCGGGAGGACGCACTAACTTGGGCGTCACGCAACGGGCTTGGGAAGCCTACTGGAACCGCAGTTCTTCTGAGGAAGAGATGCGGAAGCTGACCCCCAACATCGTCAAACCATTCTACAAGGCTATGTATTGGGACAAGATTCGCGGCGACGATCTGCCCGCTGGTGTGGACTACGCCGCCTATGACTTGGCAGTAAACTCTGGCACTGGCAGGGCGGCGAAGTACCTCCAGCAGATCGCCGGGGTGACGGCGGATGGGGTCATCGGCCCAAAATCCATTGAGGCAATCAAAGCTTGCGACCCCGGACAGGTTGTTGACGCCCTTTGCGGCATGCGCCTCGACTTCCTCAAGCGTTTGCCCACGTTTGACACGTTTGGCAAGGGTTGGAGCCGCCGTGTGGCAGAAGTAAAGGACAAGGCGTCAGACATGGCGTAAACCGCCCAGCGGTGATATAAAGGAAGGATCGCGGGGTTCCAATGACCACAGGCCTTACTTACTCTCAGTACGTCACCCAGATCGCCACAATGGCTGTTGTGGCCGAGACCGATCCTGCGTTTGTCACGATTCTGCCCCAAATGATCACCTATGCCGAGAACCGGATGTATCGTGATCTCGATTTCCTTTTTACATCCATCTCCACAACCGCTTATGGTCTTACCGCCGGGAGCCGCACTATTGCTGTTCCGGCAGGGGTTTTTGTTGTTCCAGAACAGATCAACGTCCTGACGCCCAGCGGATCTTCAAACCCGGATACGGCTACCCGTGTCCCGTTGTTGCCAACCACCAAAGAGTTCTTGGATTCCGTCTATGGATCTGGTGCGACAGCCAACCGTGGCGTCCCTCAGTATTTTGTGCCATTCGATGACTACACGTTTCTCGTTGGCCCTTACCCCGATGCCAACTACACCTGTGAGATCGTCGGCACTTATCGCCCGGAAAGCCTTTCCGCGACGAACACTTCGACGTTCATTAGTCTCTATCTGCCGGATGTCTTCATCATGGCGAGCATGATCTATATTAGCGCATATCAGCGCAATTTCGGTCGCGCTAACGACGACCCTCAGATGGCAATAACCTACGAAAGCCAGTATCAGGCGCTTCTCAAGTCGGCCATGATGGAAGAGAACCGCAAGAAGTTTGAGGCTGCGGCTTGGTCTTCGCAGTCGCCTTCGACCGCCGCCACCCCGACGAGGGGATAAGCCATGCCGCACAGCTCCTTAAAACTCATGCCGGGTGTCGATCAAAACAAGACGCCCGCCCTCAACGAGGCTGCAATCTCAGAGAGCCAACTTGTGCGTTTTATCCCGGATCGGACTCTTGGCGGTCTGGTGCAGAAGCTTGGTGGCTGGACGAAGTTTTATGCCAATCAAATTGGCTCCACTGTCCGCGCCTTGTGGGCGTGGGAAGACACAAACTCCAATTCCTATTTGGCGGTTGGAGCAGAAGGCGCATCTCCCATAGTCGTCACTGGAGCCAGCGGCAACGGGACTACGGCCACACTGACGTTCACGGGTCCGTTTTCTTTTGTCCTTGGCCGCGCCATCACAGTGAGTGGCGTAAATCCCAGCGGGTATAACGGCACTTACACGATTACCGCTACGACCTCTACAAGCGTTTCTTACGCCAGCGCCACAACGACTGCATACGTTTCTGGCGGGACGATTACTGGTGGCGGCGGCACTTTGGACATCATCACGTCCGGTGGCAATCAGGACATTACGCCTGAAAAACTGACGGTGAACACAACCGTTGACTTCAGCACAACACTTGGCAGCAATGCCGTCACGGTTGTTGATACTGGCCGCAATGCCAATGACTATTGGGTCGTTGATATACAGACGCAAATCAGTGTCGGTGGACTTATCCTCTTCGGCCAATATCAAATCTATAATCCATCGCTGACCGCCAACCAGTACACAATCTATGCGACTGACGCTCTTGGCGACCCGCAATTAGCAACGGCAACTGTAGCCAATGGCGGGGCGGTTCCTTCTTTTTCAACTACAAATGGAAAAGCTTCGGTAACGGTTACGCTCAATAATCACGGGTATGCGGCTGGTGATTCTTTCCCCGTGCTCGTAGCTACAACTGTTGGCGGCATTACTTTTTACGGCAATTACACTATTGTCAGCATTACTAGCGCAAATGCCTTTGTCATCAATGGGACGATAGTTGCTGGCTCAACGGCAACCGGGTCTGAAAACGGTGGTCAAGTCCATTTTGTCTACTACAACGGCGTTGGGCCACTGCCGCAGGGTCTCGGCTATGGGGTCAACGCATATGGCTACTACGGCTATGGCGGCGTTGTTTCTGGCGCGGGAGCCCGTGGCGTTCCCATCAATGCCACTGACTGGACTTTGGACAATTGGGGCTCTGTGCTTATTGCCAACCCCCTTGGTGGCCCCATTTACGCTTGGAATCCGTCAGTATCCAATGCTGTTGCTGGCATCATTGTTAACGCTCCTCCGGTCAACCAAGGCGCGTTTGTCGCCATGCCGCAGCGTCAGATTGTGGCTTGGGGCTCAACATTTACTGGAATTGTTGACCCCATGTTGGTTCGCTGGTGCGACGTTGATAACTATGACCAATGGATCGCGCAAATTACCAATCAGGCTGGCTCTTATCGCATCCCCAAGGGTTCGCGTATCGTTCAAGGCATTCAGGCGGGACAGCAGGGCCTCTTGTGGACAGACCTTGGCATATGGGCCATGCAATATGTTGGGCCTCCATATGTCTATCAGTTCAACGAGCTTGGCACTGGCTGCGGCCTGATTGGCCGT